CGGCATTCGGCGCTGTGCAGGGCAGACGCGCTATGCAAGAGGCGCAACGTCAGCGTGAGCAGTCTGTGGCAGAGCAGAGAGCGTTAGGCGACCCATACAAGCAGATGGGTTCGGAGTTGCAGCGTCAAGCACAATCCGGTGAAATGACTCCGCAGTCTGCACAGGCTTTCCAAGCCCTTCGCGCACAGTTAGCGCAAGGTGTTGAGACTAGGGGTGGTGTCGGTGCAGCACAAGCACAGGCTCAACTAGAGATGTTCCGCAATAACTTGTTGCAGAATCAGTTTAACTACGGCTTGCAGGTGTCGCAGATTGGCGACCAGATTGCATTGGGCGCTATCAGAACTGGTATGCAGCTTGATAGACAGTTGCTTGAAGCAAATCAAAACTTCTACACTAACCTTGCTCAATTCGCATCAGGCGGCGTACCCGGAACTCAACAAGTTAGGAGAGTCTAATGGCTGAAGAAACAAAAGCTCTGACGACTAGACCGAAGGCGTTTAGTTTGCCAGCCGCACCTGACTTAGCTGGATTCAAAACGGAGTTGGGGCCGATTCCGTCTGTTGGAAGTTTTGAAGAAAGCGGAAAAAAGTTTAAAACGTCTGAAGAAGTTGGCGCAGAACAAGGTCGGCAGCTAGGAAGGCTAGAAAAGGCAGAGCAAGACATTGGTGCTTCACAGTTGGCAACGCAACAGTTTAAGGCTGGTGCTGAAGCCGATATAGCGCGTCAGACCAGAGAGGGGGCGCAAGACATTGAGGCTGGCCTTGACACTATTCGTCAGCGGTTTCCTCATCCACAGTTTCATCCTACGCAAGAGAACGTGCAAAGCATGGCAACCCTGTTTAGCCTGATTGGGTTGGTCGGCACGGGCATGGGCGGCGAAGGCAAGATGTCAGCGATGAACACCTTGGTCAGCATGAACGGGATGTTGAAGGGCTGGCAACAAGGTCGTAAAGACTTGTGGGAACGCGAGAAGGTTGAGTTTGACAAGAACATGGCTAGAGTGAAAGCCATTCTTGATGACGCTTACAGAGATGCAGACCGTGCTTACAAGACACTTGCTTACAACCGAGAGGAAGCGCAAGCCTTGGCAGGTCAGTCGGCCGCAAAGTTAGGCGGTCAGGTTGGCAAGCAGATTCTTGAGAAACAGGGCATTGAGCGATATGTCAATTTCTTAGATGGCATAAAAAAAGACTTTCAAACGTCTGAAAAACTTGCCTCACAAGAAAAAATACAAGCAGCAAAAGAAGAAGCTGCTGACCGTAGACAAGCGGCTAGAGATGCTTCTGCTGAACGCAGACAAATAATGAGAGATGCCGCTGCGGAAAAACGCGCATTGATTCGTGAAGAACAGCGCGGACAAGGTAAGGCGTTGCCTGAAAAACAAGTTACTCAAATAACTGGTTTGACATCTCTTGCTAATGAGCTAAGACAGTTAGAAAAAGACTTTAAACCGGAATATGCAAGCCTTGGTGTGTTTGGCTTTGGTTCTGAACTGTCACTAGAAGCGAAACGCAGACTTGGAAGTGCAGAAGGTGCTAAGGCTGTTCAATGGTGGTCGAAGTACAACCGTTTGCAAGCGCCTAACCGTCATGCGTTATTCGGTGCGACGTTGACCGGTAACGAATTGAAAAATTATCAATCGTTTACCGCGAAAACATCCGATGCGCCGAACATTGTTCGTCAAATGTTGCTTGACCAAGCAGATTACTCTGATGGCACAGCAATGGAGAGAACATTGTCATTTGAACGCTCTGGCTACCGAGTGCCTGATGTAAAACCAACCGAGTTCTTGACAACGTATGAGGGAGGCGGTGCGCCAGCGGCAAAGGCAATGCCGGTAGGTGAAAAATTGAAGGCATACGCCGACACACACTTTAGCGGCGACGAAAAAGCAGCAAGAGACTATTTGTCATCACAGGGATATAGATAATGGCTGACATTAGCGACCTACCTGCACCGACTCGCGGTGGCAAATCAGACATTTCTGACTTGCCAAAGCCACCATCCCCTGCAAAACAACCGTCGATGGGCGAGAGGGCGTTAGAGTTTGTAGAGCCAACCGTTGAGGCTGTTGGTGCTGTTGGTGGCGGCTTGCTTGGGACTCCGTTGGGGCCAGCAGGTACGGTAGGTGGCGCTGGTCTTGGCTACGGCATTGCTCGACAAGGTATGCAGCTTGCGAGAGAGCAGTTGGGTTACGCGCAACCAAGAACTTTGAAAGAAGCTGCGACAGAAGGTGCTAAAGACATTTTGACCGGCGCTACGATGGAGACAGGCGGTCGGCTTGCTGGTCGCGCTTTAGAAAAGTTCGGAACAAAAGGCGCTGAACTTGTTGGCGGCTTTAGAGACTTTTTCAAACCAGAGGTTCGCGCTGGAAAGATTGCAAGAGAAGCATTAGGTCAGGACTTGACGAAAGCCAGAGAGGTTTTGTCGAAAGCGGCAAACGATTTGTCGACAAGCCAAGTGTTAGCAACGATTGACCAGAAAACTGGAAAGCCTGTCTTAAATGCCCCTGCTGCCCAAGCATTGTTGCAACGTGCTGCGTCGCGTGACCCCAAATTCTTTTCAACCTTGTTAGGTGAGCAAGAGGCGGCAAGACTTCAGCAACTGCAACGAATTGCGGGTGGCGCTGACCAGACTTCCGCAAGAGCAGCGCAAGAGGAAATGAAGCGTATGCTCAATGAGCGTTTGATTCCCATTCTTGAAACAGAGTTGGGTGCAGCGAACATTGCTGGCAAATTAGCGCCCAAGTTTGAAGCGGAAGCCGGAAGGATGGGACAAGCCGCTGCCGGTAAGGTAGAGGATGTGCGTCGCTTTACGGCTGCTGGTGAACGCGCTGTTCAAAATGCTAAGAAACAGTTGTCTCCATCAGCGCAACCCGTACCTGTGCGTTACACCTATATGGGTGAACTGGCTGACCGCGCAGAACGTGTAGCCGCGCAATCAGCAGAAGGTTCTCTAAGGTTTGGTGAGGCGCGTAGGTTTGCTGAAGCGGCAAGACAAAGCCTTGACGCGCACGGTTTGAGGCCGCTGGAATCTGCGCCTGTTGTGGCGAGAATTGGTCAAAAGTTGCGTGACCCATCGTTGGCTGGAAACGTGGACGTAGAACGGTCGTTGAGCAGAGTTGCGTCTGACATTAGCAAGTGGACAAACAGCGGTGGCGTAATTGATGCCTTTGCGCTCGACAGCATACGCAAGAACTCTGTCAACGCAGCGATTAAAGAGCTGTACCCCAATGCTGACGCAAAAGCGCAAAAGGCACTTGCTGCACGGGTTTTGGAAACTGTTCGGCCTGTCATCATCGACGCAGTTGAGGAAGCGGGTGGAACGGGTTATCGCCAGTATTTGCGTGATTACAGTTTAGGTATGCAGCGCATTGCACAGAGCAAATTAGGTGCGGAAGCGTTGCAGGTATATCAGACCAATCCCAAGGCATTTGTTGATTTGGTTGAAGGCAACGCACCAGAAGTCGTAGAAAGAATCTTCGGCGCAGGTAATTACAATTTTGCAAAAGAAATGAGCGTTAATGCTCAAAATGCTTTGCGGAAAGTTGCTGGAGAAGTAAAGCGTGGGGAAGCAATTAAAGAACAGGCAACGCTTGGTGAGAAGCGTCTTTCCGAAATCCTGAAGAAACACGCAGGAACCATTCGGTTGCCTTCTTTCTTGAGCGTAAAGGTAACAACGACCAACGCTTTGTTGGACGTATTGGAAAACAGATTAAGCAAGAACACGTTAAACGCTTTGACGGAAGCGGCTAAAAGTGCGCCTGACTTTGAACGCTTAATTAACACTTTGCCAGCGGTGCAGCGTGGCGAGGTGTTGAGAATCTTGAGCGACCCCGCTACTTACAAAGAAATTCAGCGCAAGGCCGGTGGTGCGATTGCGGGTATGTCGGACAGGGACAGAACCGTGCCGCCCCCTTCTGGCGCTGGTGGCATCAATGACATGAATCCGAGACTAGGAGAGTGATATGCCATTAAAGAAAGGCTATAGCCAAAAGACCATTAGCAAGAACATCCGTCGTGAGATAAAGCGCGGCAGACCGCAGAAACAGGCGGTTGCAATCGCGTTATCAGTTGCAAGAAAAGCAAAGAAGGGTAAGCGAGGCAAGCGTGGCTAAGAAAAGCAAGGGGATAAATCCTGACCTAGAGGATGCGATTTCGAGTACCTTGAAGTCGGTGATGAATGACAGCATGGCAAGCATTACCGAGAAGATGAAGGTGATTGACAGGGCTTTGAAGCTGGAGGCAATCAAGCTGAAGATGTCGGACGATGAATGGGGTTCCGGCTTTAATCTTGATGAGGATGACGATAAGGATTAGACTTGAGATTCTTCATATTAGGGGATAACTATGGAAGCAATCCAAGTCATTACTATAGCCTTGCGCGTCATCAGCGACCGTTTGATTACGATTTTGGCACTACTGACTTCATTTGGTCTAGGGTGTTGGACGATGTGGAACCCGATGTGGGAGCGAGTATCGACCCTAGCGATATTCGTACTATTCAGTTATTTGTTAGTAAGAGTGAAAGAAAGGAATAGCGATGCGCGACCCGAAAGACCTTCAATACAAGAGTAGCGTTCCCGGCGCAGAGGAGCTGAACTACAGCCAGAAGTATGCAAAGGCTGTCAGACCGCAGAAGCCTTCTGACGCGACCGAGAACAAGCAGAAGTGGCAACCCGGACAAGTACCGATGGGTGGCTACCGTTCAATTCTCTGTTTTGAGGATGGCAACTACACCTCGAAACTCTCTAAAACGTCTGGTGGCGGCAAAAAGGTGTACTAATGGCTAATAACATTGCGTTTCAGCCTATGGGCAAGACGTATAAAGCAAATGCCACTACGTCAGTTCAGCAATTTCAGATTACTTCTGATAGCCCCGTTAATCAATACATGATTGTTAGCCACGAACCGACAGGTGCTGGTGGTCAACCTGTGTACGTTCGTATCTCAACAAGCGCAACGGCTAATGTGGCACTTCCGGGAAACGGCACTCCGCAGTATGCAATGGTCATTCCTCCTGATAGCGTTACTGTATTTACAGGGGCGCAGGTAAGCCCAACTGCAAATGTGTACTGCACTTTTATTGCTGAATCAGGTACACCAGAGGTGTACATTACTCCGGGAGAAGGACTATGAGAACTTACATTCTTGAAAGAGCAAAAGAACCGTCAACATGGCGCGGCATCCTGTTATTTCTGACGGCTATAGGTGTGCCGATTGCACCAGAGTTGGCGAATAACATCGTGACGGTAGGTCTTGGTTTAGCTGGCATCGTTGGGATGGTGACGAAGGGATGATTAACAGCCGCAGCTTGAATGACTTGCTGCCACCGGTTAAAAGCCGTGTTGAAGCGTTCATAGTGGCTTGTAAGGCTGATGGCATCGATTTGTTAATAACCAGTACCTATAGAGACAATGCGAGTCAAGACGCGCTATACGCGCAAGGTAGAACAAAGCCGGGAAAGATTGTCACGAACGCAAGGGCTGGTCAAAGTTTTCATAATCATCGTTGTGCTGTTGATGTTGTGCCTATTGTGGCTGGCAAACCGAGATGGGATGTCAAAGACGAAGTTTGGCAAAAGATTGGCAGCAAAGGCAAAGCCGTGGGTCTGGAGTGGGCAGGGGATTGGAAGCGGTTTAAGGAGTACCCGCACTTCCAATACACGGGGGGATTGACGTTAGCTCAATTACAGCAGGGAGGAACCATTGTCTAGGAACGTGAATCTCTCTGTCGGTAGGGGCGAGAAGCTGTCTGTCAAAGCTGGTAGTGGCTTGACCGCTAAGGGTCGCAAGAAGTACAACCGTGCTACCGGCAGCAAACTAAAAGCCCCGACCAAAGACCCCAAGAATCCTCGCCACAAGTCGTTTTGTGCGCGGTCTAAGTCTTGGAAGGGTGAGCGCGGCAAAGCAGCTAGACGTAGATGGGGATGTCGTTAACTTCAAAGGAGATGTCATGAAAGGTATCAAAAGAGCAGTCGGCGCTACGGTGCGTTCTTTGGGTGACAAAGCTGCATCGGCAGGTTCGCGTCAAAGCGAGGCCAAAAGCGATTCCTCAAAAGCAATCGGTCGCGTGATGAAGGATGTTGCAACCAGAGCTATGCGACCTGCCCGTCGCGGAGCAAGATAAGATGAGCGACGGACTATACGCCAACATTAACGCTAAACGTGAGCGTATCAAGCGTGGTTCAGGTGAGCGCATGAGAGCAGCCGGAAGCAAAGGTGCGCCCACAGACGCAGCGTTTAGAAAGTCAGCGAAGACGGCGAGAAAAGGTCGCCGTTAATCACAACTAGGGGATAAGTATGGCGCATCCAGCGCAGATGGCGTTCGTCGTTCGTCTAAAAGAAAAGTTTCCAGAATACTTTGTGCGTCAGGCCGTGCTAGAGATAGGTTCTTTGAACCTGAACGGCACGATTCGCCCTTACTTTGAGCAATGTAACTACATTGGGGTGGACGTTGGCCCCGGCCCCGGCGTTGATGTGGTTGCCAAAGGTGAAGACTTGACCTACACCGACGGCTCTTTTGATGTGGTGTGCAGTACGGAGTGCTTTGAGCATACGGCTGCATGGCCTCAAATCTTTGCCAACATGGTGAAGTTTGCCAACCACCTTGTCTTCTTTACTTGCGCTACAACCGGTCGCCCTGAACACGGAACCAGCCGCTGCAACCCGTGGGATTCGCCGCACACCGCTGGCGACTATTACGCTAATGTCACCGAAGCTGATGTGCGTGAAAAGTGCGATTTGAGCGAATTTGAGGCTTACGGTTTCGAGGTTGATGAACAAGCGCATGACCTCTACTTTTGGGGCGTTAAATCGGGCTTACCACCCCCCAAGAAAATCTAGAATTCCACATTTGAAACATCAGCAGACAAATACCATTCAACAATGTAGTCTTTGAGTTCGGTTAAACCTTTACCGGCGAGGACGCATGGTTCATCGGGCAAAACACGCCAAAACTTGCTGACCGTCATTTCTCGGTCTTCTGTGTACCCGTTGATAATGAGTACGGTATGGCTAGGAAGCCTTGAGAGGCTTTTTAAGAGGATTTCTTGGCCTTTGCTGACCTGTTCCCCGTCCCGCTTCCATTCCGCGACCAGAAAGCTCCCCTTGCGCTCATAGACCATATCCAGATTTGACGGAACCACCTTGCCAAGCAGTCCCGTCAGTTCTGTGAAGTCGATATGTGCGGCGTAGGGGTTTCTCACGGGCTTTTCAGCAGTCTGCCCTCGAAGGCATACGTTCCGATGTGGCTTAACTCAACCCACGGTGCTGCCCACACCGAAAACCCTGCTTCTCTTGCTTTTCTGCAAAAGTAGTAATCCTCTGACAGCAGTAATTCGGTTTCCGGCTCAATCATGGTCGCAAAGAACTCGACGATGCGCTCCCCGTTGGTCGGGTTGTTCATGTCTAGCACGTTGTTCAGGTAATTCGGCAACTGCGTTCCCATAGCTTCCATGACTTCACGCTTAATCAGCATAAATCCAGTTCCGCCGTTCCAAATCTCGACAGGCTCATTGACGGGAACTGTGACTTCTGGCGTGTAGTCCTTCAGGTTCACGACAAACGCCCCTGTGTGGAACTTCAGTTCGCTATCAGGTACGCCAGCGTTCATAGCGTTTCTGACGGTGTGCCAGTTGATTTCTTTCTTTGGATAAATGCCACAAATGATGTCTTTGTCGGCTGCAATCATTGGAAAGATGTCTTCTGGCCTAAACAGGATGTCGGCATCAATAAACATCAAGTGGGTGGCTTCTGACTTCAAAAAGTTCGCTGATAGCAGGTTTCTGCCGCGCTGGATAAGCGACTCATTGAACAGGAAGCTGAAGCTGATATTGATTCCGTGTTGGCTGCACAGGGTTTGCAGCTTCAGGCACGACTGCATGAAATAACCGAAGCATTGACCGCCGTACATGGGCGAAGCTACAAAGATATGTTTGTTCATTTAATCTCCGCAAAAACAATCGATTGATTCTTGAGAAAATAATTCTGTTTGTTTATCCAAATACTTATGTATTTCAGCGTACTTAGGACGATTCAAGCTAAATACAGCACCATTGCCCGTTGTGTATGTTGACCCAATTTCCTCCATTTTTGCCCACCATTTTGCTCTTTCTGGATTCTGTTTGACTAAAGTAATAATTTTGGGCACGGCCTTCAAAAAGCAAAGGTCACAGTTGCCTCCAATCGTTTCGCCGTTAATAATTGGCAGATTTAAATCAAAGTCGCTATTTCTCCAAAAAGATAGAACGTTCGTTTTGCTAATCCCGGCTTCATGCAATGGCATACGAACGTGTTCTCTAACATTGTCAGGTTTCATCTTGGCTGCGCGTCTAGGCTCATCTGCTCGAATGCCAATAAAATTTTGATAATCACCCCAACCCAAATTTTTTGTAAACCTTGCCATCGTTCTAATTTTTAATTCGACCGTGCAAAATCTTGCCCTAACATTTGGCAATATTTGTCTTTTATGAATGATTTGCTCAAACGGTTCACCATTCCTGCTGGCTGTCTCGAAAGTGACTTCTTCAAACTTTTGCGCGTTGTCTCTGTATTCAAGCCAATGAATCGGCACATTCCAATTTACAGAGCAGTCTCGAACAAACTCTAAAGTTGCTTCTTCTTCTTTGCCGGTGTTAGCAAAGCAGACAATGGCTTCCTCTGGCAACCCGTTATTCGCCTGTAAAACGCGCCACAACAAGTAGGCAGACGTTCTGCCGCCAGAGAAGCTGATAGTTGTTGGCTCATCAATTAAAAAAGGGTTACGCAAAGCAATTCCTTAATAAGTGGGGCTACCGGAAACGATGCCCCGTACCGTTCCTAACTGCGCTCAAGGGCGCTCACCTTCCGGTTGGCGGGGGTCTGGCATTTCTTCAATCACAACGTGCAATAGACCGCCTTTAAGTGGCTCACCACGAATCATCTCAAGGTGGTCTACTTGGAAATCGTCATCAAACACCCCTGCGTGTTCTAGTGCGTCTAAAACAGCCTTGATGCGGTTGTCGATGTCTGTTTTGCGCTTATCTCTTGGGCGCAAAATCATCGTGATTTTCAATTTGCTATCCCCGAATTTAGGAATGTTCTTGTCAATAATGATGTTTTGGACTTCTTCTCTGAACACCCTGCCAGCCTTCGAGAGTACGGTGCGGCCTCTGAAGTTACGCCACATCGTATTCATCGATGGCGGGAAGGGAAGTTCAAAAGAGCTTACCAAGGCACATCACCTGCCATTTTGCGTGGTTCTCTTGGCGTGATGTCTTTCGGGTATTGCGCGTCTTTTACCTTTTCTTTGTAGTTCGGGTCTTTGACGTTAATCGTGAACCATTTACCGTACTGACCTTCGTTTTCCCACACCCCGAACTCAATGATTTCACCTTTGTGCATCATTGTGCCTTCCCAATGTGGCTTTTTGTCCCCTTCTTGCTTCTTGTAATTCTTTTTTATCTTGCCTTTGCCTTCCAGCGGCACATATTTTTGGTATTCCATTTTTGGTTCCTCAAATTTAGGTAAAAATGCCCCGATGGGCTGTATGTCATGATGCCGCCAGTTATCCCTCAATCGCATCCTCCAAATCCCCGAAGGTATCGACTCCTTGCTTTGCCGCCATGAACGCTACCCTTGTCGGCGCATCCATTCTGTTGATGGTGGCTTCATTTGCTTTCGCCCATTGCAGGAGCTTCTCTGCTTTGGTTTCGGCATCCATCTTCTTGCTTTCATTGATGCTGGCTACCATGTTGACATACTGGTCTGTGTAGTCTTTCCAGCTTTGGCAATACGCATAGCACGACCCATCAGGGAGATATAACGGGTAGTCCGTTTCCTTAACTTCGACGATTTCTGCTGCGCCCATATCTTTTGGCGCTGCTTGGACAGGCGCACTCTTGCGGGGCGTAAAGTCCTCGGTTTCCTCATCGGTGTAGACACCCACCACACAGCCGGGGAAAACAGTCCTAACGCCTTCAGATACGCATCTCGAACGAAGCATAGCTCTAGGGTAATTACGCCAATTATCTTTGCCGGTAAGACCGATTTTCTTTGCCATATCGAATGTCCAAACGACAGACACGCTACCGCCAGCAGGATGAGAGAAAGTGCCAGATACGCACTCATCGGTATAGGTTTCCCATTTAACTGAACCTCCGGCCTGTTGGAAACGGGCAAGAATCGCATCGGCCTTCAATGCGGGTCTGCCTTGGATAACGTGATAGTCACGCATAGCAATAGCAGGGTGCATAGACTCTGCTTGGCAGAGCAACATGATTGCCATTGCTTCGTCTTCGTTCTTAAAGCCGAACATCTTGCTTTTGGCTGCGACTTCAGCCATTTGTTTAATGTCGTTAAGTGGCACTAATGCGCTCATAGTTCACCCCTTGTTGTAATCATTGCATCTGCTATTTCGTAAGCCAATTTTGCGTTTTCGTAAGCATTCCAATCTAAATCTTCACGAAAATCGTCCATTAACGCTTGTAATGCTTTGGCTGCGAAATAATCTCTTAATGTCATACCGGTTTCTTGCCTTCCGGTTTGCGGATTGTGTTGGTTAGGAAATGCGTACATAGTCACCTCACTTAAGTAGGAATCGTCTGACACCCTGCGTTTCGACCATAAACTTTTCATACAAATCTGGCATTTGTTGTTGAAACAGTTTGGCATCAAAGCGTTTGCTACCTTTGGTGTTTTTCCAAGTCGCCAGCACACGCCCATCAAAGGTGGTTAGTTCACTTGACCATTGCATATGGGATTGAAGCGCAGTCAGTAACTGTTCTTCTTTTTCCTCTAGTGCTTTGATTTGTTCCTTGACGTATTTGAGAGCGTCTGCGGCCTTTTCGATGGGCTGCGGCGCAACGATGGACGTACCCCTGTCGTGAGCGTAGATAATTTTTGTTTGCTCCGTAGTCTCAGGGTCAAGTGGCTGGTTGGTAGCGACAGCAGCCCAAAACTTCGCCATATCCTTAATGAGAGTTTCCTTTTGGGCATCAGTAATTGTGAAATCAAACGTCTCAAAATTTTGCCCACCAAAGAGAACTGCGAGGACAATGCGTTCGACCCCGTGAACAGTTGCTTCGTGTATAAGCTGCGCCATATCAGCTGGCGGGATGATGTTCCCTTCCACATCGAACTTATTACGAACATTCGCGTTGTAGTTTTTAGCCTCAACAAGCGTTTTGCCGTCAGCGCTGATGAAATCAAAGTGGGAACGTAACCATGTTTCCTTTGGGTGGGTGAGTGCATAGTCAGCATCTTTCAGTTCAATCTTGAGCTTGTCTTGAGCAAGTCTGCCGATGATAGGCTGCATCACATGACCCATCTGGACAGCTTCAACATTGGACAGGTCAGGACGTTCCTTCAGGCCGAGTTTCTCAAGAACAGCTTCGTTGCCGCGCCCGTTGGCTGCTTTACGACTGTCGCCAGACCACCATGCGGAGTTACGGACTTCGGGTGCGAAATCGTTCTGGTTATTCATCGTTACCTCCATTAGTTAGGAACCAATTATCATCATCAAGAATGTTTGCAATGGTACTCATAATCGAATTGCTCAATGCTTTATCAATCAAAGCGATGGACGAATCAATGATTTCATCGTACACATTAGGGTCTGTCTTCTTAATGACTTGTAATGTCATCTTTGCGTCTTCTAGCGCGTCTGTATCTAGCAAGACAGAATTAAACAAATTATCTAAATCTTCTTTTGAAGCGACCATTTCATCTCTGTTATTCATCGTTTAATTCCCCCATGTGACTCATAGCAAGTATGAGATGCTTGATAGCTTTGTCTCGACTAGAAATTATTTCGTCATCCCTATTAGATTGGTCAGACATAATTTCGATAGTTCTTTTCAGCCGTTCACACTCTTTTTCGAGTTCTTCGGCATAGGGTTGCCAATCAAATGCTTTGGTTGGTTCGTGTTTGGATTCTTTGGTTACTTTTTTGGTAGCCATGATTACCCCTTTTGGTTAGGAAA